AACCGCAATGTTTTTAGAATCAGGTTATGACTACCAATTGTTTATAGATTCTGATGTAGAATTTGATCCTAAGGTTGTAGGTAGAATGATTGTAGCTAACAAAGATATTATCTGTACGCCTTACAGAAAAAAGACACAAGATAATTCTGTAAAATATTCTGTACAGTTTAAGGACCCTTCAGATATTCAAATAGACAACAGAGGATTAACTGAAATAAGAGTAGGACCGGCGGGTCTAACTTTAGTACATAGAAAAGTTTATGAAAAACTTATGAAAGATCATCCTCAATTAAAAATAAAACAAAAAGAAATTATATCTGAAGAGGCTAATAAATATTTTTACAATTTGTGGGACACTGTTTTTGACCAGAAATCTGGTTATTGGTGGGGTGAAGATACACATTTTTCTAATATTGCTGCGGCAGCAGGTTTTAAATTTTATGCTGTAGTAGATGGTGAAACAACGCATCATGGTAATTTTGGATTTACAGGTAAGCTAACAGATATATTTAAAACACCTGATGAAAAAGCCAATTAAAATATATGGACCACCAGGAACAGGTAAAACTTTTAGATTAATACGTAGAGTAAAAGCGTATGTAAGAACAGGTACACCTTATCATAAAATAGGTTACTTTGCTTTTACAAAGAAAGCTGCAAGCGAGGCTAGAAAAAGAATTAATGTAAACGAAAAACAAGTTCCTTACTTTCAAACTCTTCATGCATTTTGTTTTCATTTATTAAATTTAAATGAAAGTAATATTATTCAACCACATCACTACGAAGCATTAGGAAAGTTGTTAAACGTTCGTGTAAGTTTTAATGATAAGTATAATGAAGAGCAAACTCATTTTTTAACTTGCAACAATCCATATTTTCAAATGATTGGTAAAGCTATTAACAAAGACATTGGTATTAAAGAAGAGTATGATCTTAATGAACATGATAGAAAAGATATAGATTGGCACACTTTAAATCATATCTATATAAATTTACAAGAGTACAAAAAGAAAATGCATCTGTTAGATTTTAATGATTTAATTAAAAAAGTTGTTAGTTCAAAAAAAATTCCTAAATTCAAAGCTATCTTTATTGATGAAGCTCAAGACTTATCTCCATTACAATGGCAACTGTATGATAAACTAAAAGAAAATTGTGAGGATATGTATCTTGCTGGTGATGATGATCAAGCTATTTTTGCTTGGGCTGGTGCTGATGTAAATAGATTTATTAAAGAACCTGCCAATGAAAAAGTTTTAAGATATTCCAGAAGAGTATCTAAAGCTGTACAGGAACAGTCTGAAATAGCAGTGAGTCGTATAGCAGGCATCAGGAAACATAAAGAATACTTGCCACGAGCGCAAGAAGGTCTTGCGTCTCACATCAATAATTTAGGACAAGTTGATTTGTCCAAAGGCAAATGGTTAATTCTTACCAGGACTAAAAGTAATCTGTTAGACATTATGAAAGAACTTAAAAGTAAAAATATTTATTACCAAAGTAACAAAGGTAAAAGTTTTAACGTAGGTATTTATAATGGTGCCATGGCTTATACTAAATGGGTAAGAGAAGGTAAGCTAGAAGAGAAAGAAATAAATGACGTGGTAGAATATATTCCCAATGGCAATTGGGATCCTGAAAAAAAATGGCACGAAATTTTCGTAGCCGATCAGAAGGAAATACTTTATATTCGAAATATAATTTCTGGGGGTGAAAAACTTTATGAAAATGCAAGGGTATGGGTATCAACAATACATGCTGCAAAAGGTGGAGAAGAAGATAATGTAATACTTTCTTTACACCAAGGTAGTAAAGTTCAAAAAAGTATTCGTCTAAGTATTGACAAACAAGATGAAGAGAATAGAGTGTGGTATGTCGGCATTACAAGGGAAAGAAATAATCTATATAAATTGAAAGCTAAAAAGAAAATAAAGGAGTATCAACTATGACACATAAAGATATATTTGAAGAATCATTTCCACAATACACTCAGGTGGGCGGGAATCACTACACAAAGTTTCCTATTCAACCTTACGAATTCATTTCTAAAAATGACTTATCATTTTTTCAGGGCAACGTTGTTAAGTACGTTTGTCGTTATCAGAGAAAAGGAGGAGCCGAAGATCTTAAAAAAATTGTACACTACTGTCAATTAGAAATGTTAAAAATGAATGACATGAAAAAGAAAAAATAATGCCTAACAGAAATTTTCAAGCTAAAAATATTACTATAAACAAACATGAGTTTCGTTTAGAAATTTATAATAGATTAGTTGATTGGGAAATATTTCCTCATACTTATGATGCAGCTCTATATGCATTTAGTAATAAAGATAAGTTAAATAAGTTAGTAGAAAAAAAATACATATTACAAAAATGAAAATACCTAAATACTTAACACAAACCGAATGGGTACAGCCCACTGAATATCCTGATCTAAGAGATTACGATGAGATTGCAATTGACTTAGAGACAAGAGATCCAGATTTAAAATCAAAAGGATCTGGTGCAGTGGTTGGTAATGGTGAAGTGGTTGGTATTGCAGTGGCTACATTTAATAACAAATGGTATTTTCCTATCGCACATGGCGAAGGACCTAACATGAATAGAACAAAAACTTTAGAATGGTTTAAAGATATTTGTGAATGTCCAGCTACAAAAATATTTCACAACGCAATGTATGACGTATGTTGGATTCGTAATTTAGGTATAAAAATCAATGGTTTAATTGTAGATACTATGATTGCATGCTCTGTTTTAGATGAGAATAGATTTGCATACACACTAAATGCTTTGTCTTGGTTTTATTTAAGTGAAGGTAAAAATGAAAAAGCTTTGAATGAAGCAGCCAAGTCTAGAGGACTAGATCCTAAAGCAGAAATGTGGAAGCTACCTGCAAGTGAAGTAGGAGCTTATGCTGAAAAAGATGCTGAGTTAACTTTTAAACTTTGGCAACATGTAAAAAAATTATTATTTGAAGAAGACTGTCAAGATATATTTAATCTTGAAACTGATCTCTTTCCTTGTCTGGTCGATATGCGATTTCTTGGGGTGAGAGTGGACGCTCAAAGAGCTCATACACTGAAGCGCGAGCTAACAACAAAAGAAGAAAGATTAATCCACCAAGTAAAAATAGAGACAGGAGTAGAAACTCAAATATGGGCTGCACGTAGTATACAAAAAGTTTTTGAACATTTGAAATTACCTTTTGAAAAAACAGCAAAGACTGGTGCACCTTCATTTACAAAAAATTTTCTTTCTAATCATGAGCATCCTGTAATTCAAATGATAGCAGAAGCGAGAAAAATAAACAAGGTTAATACAACTTTTATTGACACAATTTTAAGACATGAACACAAAGGTAGAATTCATGCGGAGATAAATCAAATTAGATCTGATGATGGTGGAACAGTGACTGGAAGATTCTCATATTCAAATCCAAACCTACAACAAATACCTTCTAAAGATCCTGAAACTGGTCCACTAATAAGAAGTTTATTCTTACCTGAAGAGGGTTGCAAGTGGGGTACATTTGACTACTCGCAACAGGAGCCAAGATTAGTTACAGAGTATGCATTAAGATTTGGTTTGGCTTCTGTAAATAAAATAGCAGATGCTTATGACAATGATCCTAACGCAGACTTTCACCAAACTGTAGCAGACATGGCTAAGATTCCAAGATCGCAGGCTAAAGTAATTAACTTAGGATTATTTTATGGTATGGGTAAAGCTAAACTTGAAGCAGAGTTGGGTGTAAGTAAAGACAAAGCCAAACAGTTGTTTGATACTTACCATGCAAAGGTACCTTTCGTAAAACAATTGACAAATGAATTAATGAGAGCTGCACAAGATCAAGGTAAAATAAAAACTATTCTAAATAGAAAATGTAGATTTCCAAAGTACGAACCTATTCTAAAGGGAAGTGATTGGGGTAGATTTGTGCCAGCACAAGATCATGAAAGAATGTTAGAACTTCAAGCGATGGGTCCACATTTAAAAGATGAAGAGGGAGAATTTATTATTGACAAGGATGGTAACAAACAAAAAAATTATTGGCATGAGAATGGTCATCGTAGAGCTTTTACTTACAAAGCATTAAATAAATTAATTCAAGGTTCTGCTGCAGACATGACAAAGAAAGCTATGTTAGAATTATATAAAGAAGGTATTACACCACATATACAGATACATGATGAACTTGATATATCTGTTACTAATGATTTGGAAGCTGCAAAAATAAAAGATGTGATGGAAAACGCAGTTGACTTACAAATACCAAATAAAGTAGACTACGAATCAGGCCCCAATTGGGGTGAAATAAAATGAGGAGAAATTATGGCTTACTTAAATGCAAATATTCCTGTACAATATGCGCAAATAAAAAAGGAGTATTTATATGACCTTAAAAAACATCA